TCGGTGACGGCAAGACTGGCGTTCTGCACGCTGACGTTTTGCGTGGACGGAAAAGTGACCTGAATATTCTCCAGGGCAGACAAACTCGTGGTCCCCAACTCTACCGTGCCGTCGACGGTCAGGGAACCACCGTTGTCGGTGACGGCAACCGTGCCGTCAATTTGGTGATGCGGCGTATGCTCCCCTCCAACTAAGGTTGTCTTGAGAGCCTTTGTCAGCCCAACTGCGTCTTTGACATCTAAACTCATAGGGCGGTGGCAATGTGGGAACTATTTTGAGGAAGGCTGAAGTTCAATTGGCCAAAAGAAGAAACAATCGCAACCACCAAATCGGCCGACCCAAACAAAACTCCACGCTCCCAGAGATCGGTGGCGGAGTTGTAGGCCAGAAACTCGCCAGCCAAGGGGTTGGTCGTGGAAACATCCGACAAGCCGTCCAGGCTTGAGCTACTTGAGCCATCTGAGACAAAATCAAGATTGGCTGTGAAAGGATTAAACTTGTAGGGCATTTCTATGAGTTTAGCTTTTGGCCACAGAAGTCAACTGGTCGGAGCCGTTGTAGGTCAAAGTAAGAGTGGCGACCACATCCCCATTTTTACGATAGGTCACTGTGCCAACGTTCCCTGCTTCGTCGTAATTAGAAAGTTGGATTGTGTCGTATTCAGATATGGAAAAACCATTTTTACTTTCAATCTTATTTAAAAGACTATTAATCTTATGGAGAGATCTCCCCGAAGGATCAGCTAGTTTCGGCTCGTCGCCTTCCGGATAGAAAGCGGGCATGAGTTACTTACCTCAACCCTTTTTCAAGTGCGTCCAAGAAACCTACGTCGGAAGCAAGTTCAGGAGAACCAGTCTTAGCGTCCCCGCCGCCAGCGCCGGGAGTGGCAGTACGGTATTCGCCCAAAGCTTTCTTGAGTCCGGCAATTTCGCCCTGACTCTTTTTCACGTAGCCCTGGAACAACTGAACCATAAGAGGCATTGCTACCGCTTGGTAGGTCAAGGCTGCCCGGGTTTCGGTATCCAAGTCAGACTGCTCAACAAGCATGGCTTGTTCGCGAAGACTATCTACACGCGAGTCCCACTCAGCGTTTCCGGTCTTTTTAAGAATAGGCACTTCCTGAGTGAAGCGGTTCCACATCTCGTTGTAGGCTGTCGTAGTTTCTTCTTGGGCTTTTTTCTGAGCAAGTTCCTGCTGACGAGTTTGTTCGATCTGCTGAGCGAGCTCACGTTTGCTGATCTCTTGCATGGCCTTCTCAGCGTTGGTGAGAATGGCGTCACGCTTATTATACAATGAGTTGAGTTCATCAACCCGACGACGCACGTCAACAGCATCGATTGGATCAAGACCTGCAAGCATTTCTTTAACCGCTGCCCTGCGTTGCGCGGGATCATTAATTGCTGCGGCCCGGACAACGGCGTCGGCGTCCATCTCGTACATCTTGGCCATCTCTTGAATAGTGTTCTGAGCTTCTTTGATGGGGGCATCAATCGCAACCTTGTACTGCTTGGTGGCCTGTACTCGAGCTACGGAAAGCTCACTCTCGTACTCATCACGCTCAGCTTTGAGGGTTTCAAGCTCTTTGCGAAGAAGGTCCAACTGGGGAGAGGATTGTTCGCCGGAGTCCTCAACCTTGGTCGTCTCCTTGTTAATTTTAGATTCAAGTGCGGCCAGCTTGGCTTTGGTGTCACGGAGTTCAGTCGTAACTTTTGCAAAGGCTGTTTGAGCAGACTTGGTAGCTTCTTTTGGCAATTCAGGAGTTGCTTCTTCCTTTGCGGGCTCGGGCTCTTTTCCAATCGCCTCGAGCACGTCATCTGGAATCTCAAGCTTGTTTTCTAAAGCCTTGGTGGAAGCTGCTTCAGCCTTCGCCTCTGTTTTGGCAGGCTCGGCTTTAACAGCTTCAGGAGCTGTCACGGCTGTGTTATCAGCAGGTTTCACAGTATCTGCTGGGGGCGTAGCGGGTGTATCTAGCGCCACATTAAGTGCGTCTAACAAGCCAAGTTCAGGAGCGGGTGTGCTCATTCGTTATTTTTTCCTTTGTTTTCAGTCCAGGGTTCCGGCAACACTGCCGGCTGCTCCGCCAAATTGGTCAGAGCCCCAAAGTTTCTGAGACAATCATAAAAACCTTCACGGCGTGCATTTTGCAAAGCACCCCACAAGGCAATGTCTGCCCCCTGCGGTACGGGCATGGCTTTTGGCAAAGCAAAATCCACCAACACTTCAAAAGCCTTGGCTAAGGCCGGTTGCGCTAACAATTGTTTAAGTTCGAGCTGTAGATCTTCTCGTTTACGCCATTCGTCGATAGTCATCATATATATCTTATTGACAGACTTGTGCCATTATGGCAAGCACAAAATATTACGAGTTTCTGATCTTGCTGGCAATTTCAGCATCACGCAAAGCCATCTTCTGCTGGTGATCCGCTAGCTTGATTTGCTGTTCAACTTTAGCTTCTTCAACTTTCATCTGCATAGCGAGCTGATGATCTTGAAGTTTTGCAGCCATGTTAGGGTCAATGCCGCCCTGCCCGCCGCCTTTTTTGGCCATGGCCTCTTGATGCTTCCGCATATTCTCCTGCTCTGCTCTCATGTTGTTTTCTAACGCCACAATAGCTTCGCGCATAAGGTTCAACATCTCGTTGTACTGCCCGATCTCTACCTTGCGAGTCGGGTCTCCGGCAATCTGCTGAAGGTGCATCATGGAGTGTTGATAATTTAAAGTCAGGTAAGCCAAAGCCATATCGGGCTTGGCGATGCCTTGGGCGGTAGCGTCGAGCATCCCGCGGGCGTCAGCCAAGTGAACACGAATATGAACCGAGTGGTTCTCGGTAGGCATGACAGAAATAGGACGTCCATCTTGGAACTGAGCGTTTTCGAGTTCGGCAATTTTAGCGTCGGTCGGCAGGCGTTCTTTGAGTTTCCCGGCGGGGAGATATCGATCAACCTGGTCGTAGCCGACACGAGCGGCAACACGATCACGAATAAGATTTTGCTGACCTACTTCGTCAAACCGAGGTAGGAGTTGGATAAATTCGTTAAAGGCCAAGATACGAGCGCCGCTAGACCCGTAACCGACGGCACGGACAGGAGTGACGTCGTAAACATCAAGAACAGCCTTCCAAGGTACACCACGCTGTTCAAGCCTAGAGCGAAACTTTGCATAACCTTCGTAGCCGGCGTCGCCAGGTTGCCAGGTATCTTTTTGCAAGCGTTGAAAACTTTGTTTGAGGAGCTTGCCCCAAGTTACATAGAACAAATTGATACTAGCAGTAGTAAGAACAGATTCGTTTGCCAGCTGAGCCTGAACCTCGGTCGCTGTTCTTTCTTTACTCCCCTGCACTTGCTGGTGAGATCGGTAGCTCCCCGTGTTTGCCTGGCGAGTCATGGAAAGTTCCTGAACAACCGGCATTACGCTGTTGTTGTAGTTGGGGAACTGAGTCGATACGACCTCAAGGTTCGGAGGAAGGAATGAAATTGGTCCTGCAAAGGCAAGAGACAGACGACTCACATCCTCGGCCGTCTTGGGTTGGAGAACCAAGCTGGTAGACATCATCGAGCCATCGACCATCGCACAACGAAGACGATTGCTAACCTGGATATGCGGGAAGATTTTGTAGCCGAGCCCGCGGATCGAGTGATAGGTGCCGTTCCCAACACCAAAAGTAAATATGTTGAAGGCTTCGGAGGCTTTCTTGAAGCGACCTTCTTTTTTGTAAAGGAAATCTGTGTTCGTTCCGTCACGCAGTCCAATGTAGTGGCTTACAGAACCGTCGTATTCACGTACGTAATAGTGATTCACCCGAATCTCGCCGGCGCGGGCGTAAGAATAAAAAAGGTCATTGTTCTTAAATTCCTTTTCAAGCTCTTCCCAACCCTGGTCAGCTGGACGGTTACCCTTATGAATCGTGGCAAGAGCCTTGCGAACTTCCTCTACATTCCAACCCGCTTCCTTAGCGGCCTTGGGATTCTTAATGAAATTATAAAGTTCATGAGCCAAGTAGACTCGACGAGCAACGGCAAACTCAATTCGATCTTCTGTAGCCTGCGTGCCCCGGGGAATTAGAAAGTCACCAATCCCGCAAACACGCCAGCGCCAGTCTTTATCGTTCTCAAAGAAAGTAACTCCGAGACCTTGTGAAATGAAGTGATGGGCCAGTAATTGGAAATTGAAATGAAATTGATCCCACTCAACCAAAGTCCGGTGAAACTCCTCGGAGACTGCTCCTGCCCAATTCTGCCGTTCGCTTTCATCGCCAAAGCTAGTCTTAACTTCGACCAACTTCTCGACCCCATTCACCAAATCGGTGTACGCGGCTAGTGCATTCTCCAAATCGGCCGCAGCTTCACCAAAGTTTAGATTGGCGCGATAAGCCTGACCCATACTGCGGAGCGTACTCGGGTTGTAGGGCGGATCTCCATCAAACATCGCTTGGACCTTGCTGCGGTCCTGATCAGCGTGTGCATCCGACTCTCTCAGCGTAGTGTATATACTGTGAGCCGACTTGGCGTCTTTAAGACGCGCTTTTGGCGGGGCTCCTGTTTCGCCGATGTTTTCGAGTAAGATGTCCACGTGAATGTCTATTCTGTCTACTGTCAGTTAAAAGTCAATAATTTAACACAGGATCTTTATTGATGTCGATCACGCGGTCCAACCGGCGAGCCTGCTCTTGCCAACCCCCACTCTTCCTTGCCATGACGGTCCCGCCGGCCATTGCTCCAACTCGAACCCGAATACACTCCAACCCCACAAAGGCTGCGTCCGCCAAATCGGGGCTCTTCCCCACGCGCGACTTGTAGTCTCGCTTGGACTCTACGACCAGCTTACCTCCGGCCATCGTGGTGTATTTCCTGCTGGTTAGTTCCCTGGCCAACTCTGGAATCACGCCTTTCAACTGACCGGAACGCATAAATTCAACACCACCAAACCAAAGCTCGCTTACCTTATTCCCGTATTTGTCCTTGGCCTCCACCATCGAACTTGAGCTGATCGGCAGAGTGCTGGGCTTTTCTCCAAACTTCACTCGCAGGATTCGTGGAGACCACGTCTCGGAAATAATATCGCAAAGCGGATCTCCTGCGCCGGTGGCGTCGACCGCCAGGTATTCCGGTGGAACCCCTTGCTTTTGACATTCGGCCATAACTTGCCGAGCCACTTGAAAGTTTCTGGGTTGTGGGTCGTTTACGTTTTCTCTGATGATAGTGAAATCTTTAAAGTTCACGGTAGGCCCAGCTTCTTCCGTTCGTCCGTACTCCAAGAAATACAGCACCGTTCTGTCTCCACCGTTGGTAAACGAAGGATCGAGTCCAGCAACTACCTTGGGTGGTTCAATCCACTTGGGGGCTTTATCGACCTCGAACTTGCGGAAGTCTGCCTCCGAGTAAATAGACTCCTCTGCCCCGCCTGGAGCTGGAAAGGAACGAATAAACCGCCAGAAAGAGATACTGTGCTCGCCGTCGTGGTCTTCCGCGTGCCGGAGTTGCTTAGTCGTAAGCAAAAACGGCCAGGCGTCATCATGCTCAAGGTTGGGCGTCTTGGCTCCGTCCAAGTGAAGGCACAAGCCAAGCTTTGTATTCCACTCCTCCTTATCGACCGTGACCGAGTTCCACCCACCCACGGGAGTGGCAAACATACCAAAGGGGTCGTATTGACTGGAAAAGTTACCCAGGGCGATGCATTGAAACGTAGGGTTAGCGTTTAGATTGGAGATAGCTTCGAAAACCGAGTTGGTCACGTCGGTGGCCTCGTCGATGATAAGGAACACCCGCTGGTTCTTAAGACCGATAAGTTTGGCCGTGGCCTCCTTCTCTTTATCAGGGCTGGAGGGTACCAGAGTTATGGACGACCTATCGCTGGACTCCCCTTCCGCCAAAATAATCTTACCCATGGAGTCTATCAATTTCCCGGGAAAGCCTGGAACCTGCAAAAATCGCTCACGGATGCCTCCCCAAAGGCGTTTGCGGGCTTCCCGGATAGATGTGCTGGTAACCAAGACAAGAGTCTCGTGGGGGGCGCAAAGCCAGTTCACCAACCCCCACATGGCAAAGGTGGCCGTCTTGCCGCTGGACTTGGGGCCGGAGATAGCAAGGTAGTCCTGCTCGCAAGCTGCCTGAATCATACGCTCCGCCCAAGGGTGCCAGCAGAACCCGGCTTTGTTTCGCGTCTTGTGATACGGCCAGAGAATCTCTACAACATTCTTGAAATGCTGAAACTTGCCCAAACCTCCAGTTTCCGGGGTCAAACCCAGCTTAAAAGCCATGAGCTCTATTTCGAGTTTTCCGGCCCCATCTGGCCATACCTTTCCGTACAAAGTCGTTGGCATCAGACATTAATTGCCAGTAATCGCTGTTTTGTCAATAAAAATTTGAGGTCCTTTTTGTAGCAAAGCCTTGTTTTGCAACAACTTGGTGCGGTGGCTGAGTGGTCTAAAGCGACGGTTTGCTAAACTGCTCACTGTCAATAATATATACACATTTTGTCTAGGCTTTTCTTGAGTAAAAACGACTTACAGTTGACACTCATGACACGGGAGCGGTCATAGAATGTATATCTTTTCCTTGACATCAGACAGTAATTGTCAGTAATGTCTCGTTCAAATATGAATAAGCAATTCAAACCGATTGAGGTGCAAGACGGCTTTGCGAATGTGAAAATCTATCAGTGCGTGAATAATAAGGATTATTTAACGTACATG